GTATAACATTTAAAGTTCCGCTTTCTACGTAATATTTAGGATCTAATTTGCTAGTATAATAAATGCTATTTACATCTGTATAATCTGCAGCATCTTCTGGACTTATTTCCATAGCTTTTCTATTACGTGTACCATCATTTCTAGTAACACTTACAATTTGCAATACTGATGCAGTGCTCATAGTTGTAGGTGAACTATTTAATGTTGTAGAACTTGTCATTCTATTAGCCATATCTTCGTTAAATGAAACATATTTTGTTATATATTTAACGCCTTCTTCTAAATACAAATCAGCTTGTGATGTGTAATCAGGGCTATCTATATCGCCAACTATTGCTTCTATCTCTGTTTTAAAACTCATATTAGCTCTTTATCCCCAATACTTCTTTTAGTATTTTCTTTGACTGTTTAGGTGTGCTAGTTGGAGTAATTCTTAAACTACCAGGGTCCATTTGCATACCTCCACGTTTAGGTTTAGCATAAGTACTTCCTGTACTAGGCAAGTCACTTTGACTAACTTTAGGACCTTTACCTCTAATTACACCTAAGTCATCTTGTTTTTTAATTTTTCTTGCTTTTTTCTCAGCAGCGGTTTCTCTTAAAGTTCCTCTACTTCCTGGTTTTGGTCTAGTTGCTAAATCGTTAGGTATCATATCTCCTTGTGCACCTTTCTTACCGTGATAAGATCTTGTACTAGGATTGTACATACCTTTATTTTTTGATCCATATTTACTTTTATTCTTTTTAACAACTTTTTTAATTGTTTTTGCCCCAATTCTTAACACCTTTAATGCAAATGGATTTGCCATTACTTACCTACCTTTTTTAACTCAATCATTATTATTTCTGATTTGTTTTTTACATTTGTTCTGTCAGGCATGCCACCAAGTTTGATATTTTTTTCCTTATGCATGCTACTTACCATATTTCTTTCTCAAAGCTTTGTTTTTTGCTTTTTGTTTTCTTCCCTTATATAAGCCTGAACCTGTCCCATAAAGACTATATAATCCTACATGTGAAACAGTTTTATAGTTTTTAACACCAACTTTGTTAACTGTTGCTCTTGCTCCATAGGCAACTTTACCTAAAGCTGTTCTGCTGTCAGGGCCAGCTTTTCTCATTGCTTTAGTAATTCTTTTTGCTGGTTGTCCTTTTTTTGTTAAATAAACACTTTGTTTATCAATAGTTTTACCTAAACTTTTTACAGCAGCTTGCGAACTTGTTTTAATCTTTTTTTGTCCTTTTTTATAAAGTTTACTACCTTTATTATAAGCTTTAGTTGCTGCTTTTTTAGTACTTGCTTTTGTAATGCCTCTTTTAGCTAATTCTTTAACGCCTTTTTTTAGCAGTTTAGTTCCTGCTATTCTTGCTGCCGATAAGGCAGCTGCTGCAAATGGAATCGCCATAACCTTCTCCTATTCAATAGTGGGGGGATGTATTTCAATCCCCCCGTTTATCTTAACTAAATTGCAATACAGTGTGTGTTTCTGGTAAAGAAATTTCTAGACCTGCTTCTGTAAGAACCATGTCTTTTCTTCCGTCAACATTTCTGTTTTGTACATTAGTAATGATTTGAGTATCACGTGATACACCGTTACCCATTAATGGACGGTATGCTACGTTATTCAAATCAATCATAATTGCTGTATTTTCGTGAATACCTCTAAATAGCGGTTCCATAACAAAGTTAAGGTTACCGTAAATAGTTGATACTCTTGTTACAGCATGTCCGAAGTTACCTTGAACATTCTGAATGTCAAGACCACTTCCAACCTGACTGTTTAAAGCCATTGTATTACCTAAGAATGAAGACCCACCAAGTTTGTTCAACCATGATAGAACTTTTCTTGAAGCTAATACTAGTTTTTCACCACTGTTTCCAGACTCTGGTGAGAAAACGTCTTCCATAGAGTCAATGAAGTGATCGTAATTAGCTGAAGAATAAGCAAAAGTTTTCACTTTACCGTATGCTTCAGTGTAAGGTACGATACCCCATGTTCTTCTAACTGGACCAGTTGCTGTAGAATCGTCTGTTCCTACACCGAATAGCATAGCGTGCTCAAGATCCATCTTATGTTCCATAAGTTTTTCTTGATATACTCTCATGTATTCGTTAGAAATTCCACGATATCTAGTAGCTAGAGCTGTACCAGAGAATAGAGGTACTGAAGTCTTAAAGATCTGACAGTATCCTTCTCTGTTGTAAAACTCGTCACTCCAACCTTCTGGGTCAGTTCCACCTTCAGCAAATGCTGAACCTACAACTTGACCTTTAAAGTTGTCGTCAAAACGTAGCTTAGATGCACTTACAGGTACTTGAATACCTTGAGTTGCAGCTGCTGCTCCGTCAGCTGATCTAGTAGCCTTAAGCATTAACTTAAGGAATGTAGCTGCTTTGATTTTAGCTTTGCTAGAATCTGTAGCTTCTACTTCATCGATCTTGTAATATGCGACTGCTCCTACGTCACTTCCGTCTGAACCGTCAGCATCGTATTCACATTCTATTGCAACAATTTGTCCTACTAATAGGAACTCAGGTGCAACGTTTGTTGTTACCTCTCTACCAAATTTATCATATGCGCAATCTACGTAGAAATTATCTCCAGTTACAATAGCAAAAGCGTCAGTACCGTAGTTACCAACTTCTTTTCCTGTTTGCATTTGGAAATTACGTCTCTGCCACTGATGTCTTTGTTCTAAGAACTTAAACACAGGGTCATCTGTAGGTTTCTTTGCGACATTGGATAAATAGGTGAAGAAAGGTGATTGTTGAGGAGCTAATTCAGCTACTCTTTCACCAAAGTTGAAAATTCGTCTATCAACATTGATGGAAGTACCCTGAACAGCTTCTCCTGGATTAATACTATATATGTTAGCCATCTTAATTCACTTCTCCTAGTTAAAATGGATTCTTCTTGTTAAAGTTTTGTATCATAGAATCCATCATTTTATCTTCTGATTTTTTAGATGACTGCACATTGACTCCAGCTTTTACCCCGATAGGTTTAGGTATTGACAGTTTTGACTTTTGCTGCATCATATTTGCTTGTTTTTGTAACACTGCATCATTTACTTGAGTAATCGTTTGATTACTTTGTTCTGGTACATTGTCTAATCTATGTAATTTTACAAGATTATCTAGCGATAATGATTCAGGTGCTGTCATTTTTACTAAAAAGTCATTAGCTTCTTCAGTACTATAACCATAATTGCGTTGTAGGTCAGATACTAATTGTGCTTCTTGAGCATTCTTTTTAGTCTGTTCTTCCATTTTACGCATAGATTCAATACGTTGTTCTTCTAATGACGTAGTATAATCTGTCATGTTTTCCATATATTCAGTTTGTTTAACTAAATATTTAGCACTTGTGCTATCTGGGTCTGCTATTGCCTCGGAATGATCAAAATCAGCTGGCTTCTTAGGTTTAACAGGTCTTTCTAAAGATGCTGTTTCCTTTTCTGCTGGTGCTGGCGAAGCGGTTTGTGTCTTTTGTGCCATTAAATCTG